CCAATGTTATTAAAATAAATGGTGGTACTGGTAGCACTATCAAAATCACTCAAAGTAATTAATGAAGCGACTACTATTCACCATACTTATAATACTAGTGTTGCCTGTCTTATATCAGTCAACGCCCACAGAAACACTAAAACTAAAAGTATTTGATTATCTTGTACCTAAACAAGATCCTTCTGGCTACTTTACTATTCTTAACATAACCGAAGAAGATATAGATGCAGAGGGCGGATATCCTATACCAAGACAAAGATTAGCAGAAATTAATAAACAAATATTAGATAGTGGTGCTTTAGGTGTGGGTTGGGTTATTGCTTTCCCTCACCCAGATCGACTCGGGGGAGATAAAGAATTTGCAGAGTCTCTTCGACAAGGTACAACAATATTAGCTATGTTTGAAGCCCCAAATCAAATATACCCAAAAACAGTTGGAACGGTAATGTTAGGATCAGGAAAAGGTGGTATGTTGTCCAAAGGTGTAGTTCAAAATACTATCAACCTTAGAAATTATGTACAACAGGGTATTGCAACTGCACCTACCGATATAGACAATTTAGTCAGAAGAATCCCTTTATTATTAAAAACACCAAATGGATATGTTCCTGCGTTTGGTACAGAAGTTTTAAAAGCACTAGTTGGGGCTGATACCTATGTAATTAAAAGTAATGATCTTGGTATAGAAGAGATAAGAGTAAAAGGATTACCACCAGTTAAAACAGATAGCCTTGGTCGTAAGTGGATTAGTTGGGTTGATACACCGCAAACTAATTTACAAGAACTAGATGTTGCAAATAAATTTGTATTTGTTGGTATTACTGCTCCAGGAATCATGCCACAAATTGCAACTCCAACTGGATTATTAGAACCACACAAAATTCAAACAGCATTATCTGAGTCAATTCTTATAGAAAACTCTCCAAGGATTCCAGAATGGTCATTGGTGGCTGAAATTTTAATTTTTGGAATTTTCGTGTCGTTGACATGGCTTGTAATCAATTATCTCGGTGTAGTTAAGGGTCTAAGTATCGCTGTAATTTTGCTATTCACCACGGGCTTCTTAGGAGCATATAGCGTTCAGAAGGGCTATTTGATAGATTTTTCATGGACTTTTATCTCACAAATCATAACTTCTACTATTGCCTTCTATATTAACTACAAAAAACAATATAAATTGCGTCAACAAATTAAAAAACAGTTTGAACATTATTTAGATCCAAGACAAATTAAAAGACTTCAAGATAATCCTGAGCTGTTGAAACTCGGGGGAGAAAAAAAAGAAGCAACATTTTTATTTACAGATGTAAGAGGATTCACTTCACTGTCAGAAAGATTAACTCCAGAAGAAGTTACCTCAATAATGAACAAGGCTTTGACTATACAATCAGATGCTGTGCAAAAACATGGCGGCATGGTAGATAAGTATATCGGTGATGCAATGATGGCTATATTCAATGCACCTATAGATTTAGACGATCATAGAAACAAAGCAGTAGAGACAGCAATAGAAATAACCAAAAACATGAAGGATGCAGGACTAGGTATAGAAATAGGTATAGGTATTAATACTGGTGAAGCTGTTATAGGTAATATGGGAAGCGATACTAGATTTGATTATTCAGCAATTGGTGACTGTGTAAATACAGCAGCAAGACTAGAGTCAGCAACTAAAGAGGTTGGAGAAGACATATTGATAGGCTACCCCACTGCCATAGATTGTAAATTTAGGTTAAAATTACTTAAACCAATTAATGTTAAAGGCAAAAGCCAAAGGTTATCAATTTATACAGTAGAGGATAAAAAATGAAGTTTGGGTTAATTAAAAATGTAGTAGGAGCAATAGCACCAACGCTGGGCTCTGCTCTAGGAGGACCTTTAGGAGGTCAAGCAGCTAGTGTAGTTGCAAAAGTATTAGGATGTGATTCAGATCCAAAATCTATAAACACTGCCATTCAACAAGCATCACCAGAGCAAATGATAGAACTTAAAAAAGCAGAACAGCAATTTGAAGTCCAAATGAAAGAGCTAGAGGTAGATGTATTTAAATTAGAAACACAAGATAAACAAGATGCTAGATCTAGATTTAGTAAAGATTGGACTGCTAGAATAATAGGTGTAGCAGTTGTTGGTGGATTTATGGGTTATATATTTCTTGTTACCCTTCAACCACCAGAGCAAAATAGTGAGGCATTAATCAATTTAGTTCTAGGATATCTAGGCGGACTGGCTAGTGCTGTGATATCTTTTTACTTTGGTGCATCTAACTCATCAGAAGACAAAAAGGAATAAACGTGGCAGGATTTAGACTTACAGCTTTTAGCGGACTTAATGAAAAGATCGCCCCAAGACTGTTGCCAGAAGATGTGGCTCAAAATGCTGAGAATGTTTTTTTAGACAGGGGTAGAATAGAAGGTCTACCGCAAGATGTTAATGACTCTTCAGAGCCAAGTTCTCACCCAGCATCAAATATAGATGGAACAACAAAAACTATATTTAAAGCAACAGATAACGAATGGTTTACTTTTTCAGATGATGTAGATGTAATTAAAAGTCCAATTAAAGAAGATTCTTTTAGTAGATTTTATTTTACAGGAGTAAGTGGGTCTTCAGGATTTCCAAGAATGGTTGATGCTGCTAACGGTATATCGGGATCAGGACCATACCCTGTAACATCATACAGACTTGGATTACCAACTCCACCAGCTTTTACAACAGGACCAGTTATCGACAATACAACGGCAGCAGATGGTGCAGCCACAAGTTCAAGAGCATATGTTTATACAGAGATAACAACCTTTGGAGAAGAGGGACCACCAAGCGTAGTAACAGCAGCAGATATTGTAGACGCAGCAGATGGATCAACAGCAACACTGGCATTGCCAGCAGCAACTAGTGGTGTCTACACTATAGCCAAAAGAAGAATTTATAGAGCAGATTTAAATGGTATATTCAGATTTGTAAAAGATGTATCGGGAACATCAGCAGGAAATACAACAGAAGCAGTAAAAGACTCCTCGCTGGGGGAAGAAATAGAATCAACAGACAACCTAGCACCACCAGATGATGTAACATCAAGTCACCCAGATGGACCCATGCTAGGAATTACCACCATGCCAAACGGTATAACATCAGGATTCAGTGGTAATACATTGTTGTTTAGCGAATCTTATTTACCGCATTCATATCCATTAGCCAATCAATTAACAACAAAAGAAGACATTGTTGGTATTGTTTCTATAGCCTCAGGGTTACTAGTAACAACAAAAGGCAAGCCTCTCATAGCGGGGGGAACGGATCCTTCAGCAATGTCATTAGTAGAGATAGACGCTAACCTACCAAACTCTAATAAAAGATCATTGGTTGATATGGGTGAGTATGCTATATATGCATCTCCAGACGGTTTGGTTGTAGCAAGTAACTCAGGTGTTAGTTTAATAACTCAACAAATATTTACTAGAGATCAGTGGCAGGACTATTACCCAAGTAATATTGAAGCCTATGAATACGAAGGAAAGTATTTAGGTTTTACTTGGGATGGTTCTAACTCAAATACAAAGAAAGGATTTATCTTTGATCCAAGAGGGCAAAAGAATGCTTTTGTTAATTTAGATTTCTATGCTACTGCTGGATTTAATGATAGAGAGAGCGATGAACTATATTTAGTTATAGGTGGTACTCTTAAAAAGTTTGCTAGATCTTCTAGTGCAAGAACTTATACATGGAAGTCAAAAGAGTTTTATAGCAACCTTCCTATCTCTCCTGGAGTAGCCAAGGTTAGTGCTGAGTCTTATAGTAGCTTAACATTTAAACTATATGCAGATGGCTCTTTAAAACATACTCAAACAGTAACAAGTAATAATCTTTTTAGATTACCCGGAGGGTATAAGGCAAAATCATTTTACATAATTTTAGAGGGCACAGATCCAATAAATGAAATTTGTGTATATGAAAGCCCTAGGGAGATTACCTAATGGCAAAGTCTAAAGGTACTTTTGTAGTACCAAGAAATTTTGATCATGAGGGTAAAAGATTTGCTACAAAGGTCAACGAATCCATAGCACAGTTAAAAGGGGAGATAGGAAATCCTCTTGATTCTGCTGTAACTTTTAGAGATTTAATTGCAGCTGGTCTAGCTAAAAGAGATATTAGGATAGGAGCTAATGGAAAAATTATTGGAGGAGGAGACCCACCACCACCAAAAGATCCACCAGAGATTCCCCCAGCACCAACAGGCGTAAGTGCAGACGGTGCTTTTCAAAATATAATTATTGAATGGGACGTTCCAACATTCTCTGGTTTTTCTCATGCAGAGGTTTGGGCAGCTTCTACATCTAGTTTTGCAGATAGGGTTTTTGTTGGTCAAACAACAGCAGCCGTATTTTCCCATCAGGTTGGTAATGCTCAAACAAGATACTATTGGATTAGGTTTGTTAATACAGAAAATGTTGTAGGACCATTTAACTCTACAACAGGGACACAAGCATCAACAGCACCAGATATAGCTGCATTAATGACTGAGCTTTCTGAAACCTTACAGGATCTACCTGGGTATTCAGTTATAACTAATTTAATATCAGGAACAGCTGCGGCAGCAGCAACAGTTATTAGAAGTGATACGGAGCCTACAACAAGATCCAATGGAGATGCCTTAATTGGAAATGATATTTGGATAGACACTAATGATAACAATCAAGCCTATTTTAGAAACGCAGCTAACAGTGCTTGGATTGCGGCAAGAGATTCCAACCTTATAAGTTTATACAATAGCTTAAGTTCAACAGTAACAGCAAATAGTTCAAGTTTAGCTACAGCACAAAGCGATATAATAACATTAACAACTGACACAACAGCAAATTCTTCTGCGATTACAAGCTTAACCTCTACAGTAAACTCTAATACTTCAGCCATTTCAACAGAACAGACTACTAGAGCAAGTGCAGATAGTGCTCTTGCAACAGATATAACAAATTTAACATCTACGGTTAATAGTAATACCTCTGCTATATCTTCTGAGGCAACAACAAGAGCCAGTGAGGATAGTGCACTAGCTACAAGTATTACCAACCTAACCTCTACCGTTGATGGCAATAGTTCTAATATAACCACATTAGCAACAACCTCGGCTGATACAGAAGATAATTTAGATGCTATGTATGTTATTCAGGCATCTACAGAATCTAATGGAAGTGTTTCAGTGGCGGGTATGGTTATTGGTTCTAATGCTGATAGCGGAAATGGGGCTCAATCATATGTTCAGTTTCAGGCTGATAAGTTTGCGATATGGAATGGAACTAATAATAACACTGCTCCATTTATTGTTAGTGGCGGTACTGTTTTTATGGAGAATGCAATGATCCAAGATGGTGCTATAACAAATGCCAAAATTGGAAACTTAGCTGTTGACACCGCAAAGATAGCAAACCTAGCTATAACAGATGCAAAGATGGCGAATCTGTCTGTTGCAACTGCAAAGATACAAGATCTTGCTGTTGATAATGCAAAGATAGGAAACTTAGCTGTAACCAACGCAAAGATTAATGATTTAAGTGCTGAAAAAATTAATGCTGGTTTGATTAATTCAGATAGGGTTAATGTAGATACACTTAATGTAAAACATTTCGATGATGTAAGCTCTGACATAAAAAGTCATACAGGTGCTTTTGTTCCCTTAGGAGTTTTTGGAAGCTCCTTTCAAAGGGGATCAACAAACTTTACAACACAAACATCAACAACAGGAACTTACTTATCCACAACCATAGGAAGTGTTAGGAACGGTGCTAAATATCAAGCTATTTGGACAGGGGTCTATGGTGATTGTACAAATGGCGTATTAGAATATAGTGTTAATGGATCGACTTATGTTCAAGCTGCTGGCGGTATACAAAATGTAACTTTTGCAGCGGGAACTTTTAGAACATATGTCTTTGCATATTCAGGAACGATAAGCGGTCTTTCTAGTGGCTCAACAACTGTTTACTGGCGTGTTAGATGGATAACTAAACTTAGAAGCACATATCAATCTTTGTATGTGTTTATAGATAATACACAATAAAATGGCAGAATATACTATATATAAAACAGCAACAGGCGATATAACAACTTGTGGATCAACGAATCTTACTATTAATGACATTATTTTAGAAAGTGATGAGTCAATTATAGAAGGGTTATATGAAGCAGAAAACTATAAAATAATTGGAGGTGAGGCTGTTGAGCAAAACATTTCAATATGGAACTCAATAAGACCAATAAGAAATACTATGTTGTCCGAATCAGATTGGACACAGTTTCCAGACAGCCCACTATCAGATTCTAAGAAAACAGAGTGGTCAACTTACAGACAACAACTAAGAGATCTACCATCAACTCAGTCAAGTGCAACAACTATAGACGATGTTGTATTCCCCACAGAGCCTTCTTAATTAGTAATATAATGCTACATTATTATATAATTTAATGGTATCTTATGGGTAAAATGCTATCACAAGTAGATGTTAGGACATATTGGGATTTCATAGAACCGGGATTGCGGGAAATAAAAAAAGAAGCAAACCCCGAATGGAGACCAGAAGATATATACTCAGCATTAGCAAGTGGGATAGCAGAGCTTTATGTAGATATAGAGCAAGACCCATGTGAGAGCTTTATTATTCTACAAGTAAAGCCTAGTGTTTTTAAGCCAACACAATCATTATTAATTTGGGTGGCTTACGATAAAAGAGAAAACGCTAATGGCAAATACATGGAGTATATTGAACATATGGCTGAACAAAGAGGTTGTAACAAAGTAGAATTTTGGACACCCTGGAAAGGATTAGCAGATGTCTTGTCTCATATAGGCTATGAAACAAAACAATACATAGTGGAGAAAAAAATATAATGTCAGGCGGCGGCGGATCAACAGAAATAAAAGACACACCAGCACAAAAGAAGCTGGCATCAATTGCTGCACAAAGGTTTAACCTTTATCAGCAATATTATGTTCCATTAGAAAATCAATTTATTGGAGAGGTAAAAGCTTTAACCCAACAAGGAAAATTTGACAGCGTTGAAAGCGTTGTAACAGCATCTCTTAATCCAGAGTTTCAAAATGCAAGAAACATGGTTTCTAATAGATTAATGCAACAAAACGTAGACCCAACAAGCGGAAGATATACCGCAGCTATGGAAGACTTATCTCAAAGACAGGCAAGAGGAACAGGTCTAGCAACAGCTTCAGGAGCGTCTTCACAAATAGATAGATACTATCAGGGTATGCAAAATATTGTTGCAATGGGTCAGGGCGTTGCTGGAACAGGAATATCAGGTCTTGGAGATATAGCAACCATGTCAGGACAAATTGCAAGAGCTCAGGCTCAGGGTGGGCTTGATAAGTATATGGCAGGACAAGAGGTAACAGGAACAGCCGTGGGCACAGCTCTCGGTGTTGGAATGCAATCAAAAGGATTATTTGGTTAATGATAGGTTTTTATAATATGGAAGATAAAAATTATGATCCGACAATATCGGACTCTAATTTATATGTAAATCCTTTTAGATCAGGAGATCAATCAGCTCAAGAAACACTAGCAGACTTATATGAAGCAGAGTTTCAAGATTATTTACAAAGATTTTTTCCTATAGAGCAAGATCTTATTCAACAAATGACAACAGGATTTGAGGGATTACAACAGGAAGAAATAGGAAGAGCACAAGAAGCGGTAGCAAGACAATATGCAAACGTAAGAGGTCAAGCGGGTAGAAGACAAGCAGGGTTTGGTTTATCATTAAGACCAGAATCACAACAAGACTTTGAAAGATCAGAAACATCAGCTCTTATTGCTGCAAGAAATTTTGCTAGAGCTAGGTCTGAACAAAGAAGAATGGATGTTTTATCTGGTGGCTTGGGAAGTGGAATGACAAGCAAATCATTAATACAAGGACAAGGATTAGCATAATGGCACAAGGATTAGGATTATTAGGAGCTGGGCTTAAAACTAAAGAACAAGCATTTCAAGCTTTAGGGCAGTCAGCACAAGAAGAGACAAGAAATAAAGCCTTGCAAGAGCAAATTGACGCACAAAAAAAAGCAGCAGAAATGGGTCAATCGGCAACACTAACATCGGCGGGTGCTGGTATTGGTGCTTTTGCTAAGGTTGGTGGAACCGCTGGCGGACCTATGGGTGCATTGATTGGAGCAGCAGCAGGATTTTTATTGAGTAAAATATTATGAGTTTTGCAAGAGGATTTAATAGCGGTTTTTCAAGCATTCTTGATTCAAGAAGAATAGCTCTACAAGAAAAAGAAGCAGAAAGATTAGCAGAAAGAGATAAAACAAGAGACGCTCTTGCTGAGCAGGAAATGTTTGGTTTTTATTCAGATGAGACTGGTGCAAAAGTAAGTAAAGAAAATGCTTTTGAGCAGTTAGATATGGGTGAAGAAAAATTAAGAAAAGGATTTCAGTTTAATCCGGGAACAGCACAGTTTAGAGCAGAGTCAGTAAAAAAATTACAATACGAGAATAGTCCAGACATGAGAGCCCTTGGTGAGAGGGCTTTAAAAACCAATATAGAGTCAGGTGAAAATAGGAATATGGCTGAGAAAATTGGTTTGAATAGAAAGCTACAAGGAGATCTTGGTACTGCATTATATGGATTTTATTCTGAGTTTGATGCCATAGTAGAAGATGCTGAAGCTTGGAAAAATATGTCACAACAGAAAAAAGATTTATTTTTTCAAGAAGTAACATCACAAGCAAACTCTATTTATGAGGCTTATGGAGTAAATCCATTAGACGTTTTCTTGGATAAGAATTTAGCAGGATATGAGACTGCATCAGATATTCAAAACATGATATCTAAAAACCCAGACATAATAAACAATTTAAATTTAAACAATTATTCTTCGGGACTAAACTCTCTTTTTAATATGCAAACAAAAAAACATATAGGAAAAAAGTTCGAGGGAGATAAGGTAAGCGGTGTTGTTAAGGAGGTAAGCCTAGATTTCTCTAATTACAAAGTTGATCCAAACAACAATACTATTATTTTAAATGCTAACTATAAAGTTGAATCAGAAGACGGAACCATGGTTGATGTTAAAGGTGTTTTAAACGATACCAATAGAGATGTTATAAATCCAAATTTAGTAGAATCAGATGATGTAGCTTTTTCATTGAACGATTTAATAGACTACACTTCAGCAGGAGCTTCTATGCTAGGCTTTATGGCTGATTCAAAATATTCAGATGTTTTTGTTACAGGTAAAGAGGCAGCAAAAAGACAAATAGCCATGTTCCCAAGATCCGACTATGGTGAATATAAAAGGAATGAAACTGAAGCTTATAATATATTTGCAAAGCAGGCTGGTAAAATTGATAGCGATTTTAGAAATGCTGACGTAGATGTTATTTATAATGACTTGTTTGGAAAAAGATCAAATCAATCAAACAGAGTATTTATTAATGAAGAAGTAAAATTAGTAGACACTATTATAAATAATTTTTCTTATTCTTCTAAGTTGTTAGAATCGACAGAAGATACTGAAAATTACCCAAGTGGTTTTAAAATTAAAAGAGATCAAAATGGAGATCTTTTACCAATACATGAATTTAAAACTTTTGGAATTAGATCTGTTGAAAATATATTTAATGACATAACAGAGGGTCGTGAAACTATTTTTGATGGAGATTCTTCTCAAAGAGTAAATTACTCGTTCAAAAAGATAAACATAGATTTAGATAGCACAATGAGTCAAGATAAAATTGCTGAAGAGTTAAACAAAATAGATTCAACCTTGTATGCTGATATAGTGGCTACATTAGAAGATGCAGGAAGAGACGTTACTGTAAGTGAAATATTACAACTTGCAAAACAATTAGAAGATAGTGGTGAAATTTAACAGGAATAAATAGTGTGGCAGAAGATACAAATATTGTTGACCTTTACAAACAAAGAAAGCAGGAACAAAAGGAAGAGCCACAATCAATTGCTGATCCTTTAGTAGAAGCCTACAAAAAAAAGAAACAACAAACTCCAACAAGAAGTCTATGGGGCTATACAAAAGCATATCTAGACGCAGGTGCAAATAGGGCTTGGACGGATTCATCTGTTGCTGTTAGCAGTCTTTTGCAAGAAGGAGAGTTTGCAAAAATTGATGTTCTTAAGGGTGAATATGGTGTCGGCGACTTTGTTTATGATACAGCTAAAGCAGCCCTAACAAGGGGTGGCGGATTAATAGATGTGCCGTCTATAGCAAAGTTTAAAAAAAGCCAAGCAATAAAACACTCAGACGCGTACAACCAAAATCCAGAGTATAGAGAAAATGTTGATGCCATGGAAAAGGCTGTTTACGAAAACTTTGATAAAAAAGTAAAATCAAAACAAAAAAGACTACAAAGAAAGTTTAAAGAAAAAGGTTATAACGATTTAAGTGATGGTGTTATATCTGGTATATCTTCAACCATGCAGTTCGTTCCAGCTGCAATAGCTACATTCGCAACAAAAAATCCAAAAGTATTAGAGGGTTATATTGGTTTAATGGGTTTGCAGTCTAAAGGGACTTCTTTTGCCGACTCTATAAATAATGGTGCAAGCTATTCCCAAGCA